CATGGGGTGTTCCCATGGAGGTTCTTGAGTAAGTAGTTGTCATTATACTGATGACACAGTTGACTTCGAATCGATCATTTCTAGGTCAGCCTAGTTTGATCGTTCAGTTAATTGTATGAATTTGTTTACTCAGGTAAACACATTCATGCTTATTCAATTATTTCAATATTTGAGTCAGCTCAAATATTGAGTTTCTTAAACTTCGCTTATATTATGGTGACATAATTAAGTGGTCTACGACAATCTAAACGAGCTTAGAAATAGCTGTCCAACTTCTCAAGTTGGGAATGTTCGCCCGTAAGGGCAATTGATAGGCAATTTAACCTAACAAACTTTCTAGAGTGATATGTAAATAACATATAAAAATAAGATATCACCAAACATGATGTATATTATTCATATAAATAAATAAATAAAATAAAAATTAGAAAAGGTAGTTTATTTCTGCCACAAAATAATATAAAAATATGTGTTATTTAATTAACACCCGTACGAGTATGGATAGGTTATTGATGTGTCGAGTAAATGGAATTATATTAAGTATCAGAATACTTTAGGAAGTGAATTACTTTGTAATTTAACCCTATTTATAAAAGAATACAACAGAGGTTAATGTTATTGTGTGAGCATTTGGAATTGTTGCATAATATTCATGGCTTAATATAATATGTTGTCTAGTACCGAATAGATGGATTTTAAATAAAGATACATGGTCCCAATTGCAAGTGTATCCCCTCGTTACATATCCGAGGTAAAATTATTGGATGTCAAGGACGCAGCTAAGTCCACGTGCGGAAACTCTGAACGAGCCCACCGTATAGGGTATAAGCTATACAAACAACACTTCCTACTACGCTCCTAACCCGTTCCTAGTAAACTTCAACCATAATCACATGTAACTAATTTCAAACATTTTCTTATTTGGAAAATATTAATTTAAAAATATACAAAATGTCGCCAATTAATTTATTTGAGTTTTGTGAGAAGATTGGATTCCTGACTCCCGCTGGGGATAGAGAATCTTTATTGGGTTTTTTGATGCTTAATGAATTTCTTATATTAGTTATGCATTATTATTGTGAGCAGTTGTCTTTTGTTTTTCTGCTTTTAATATTTTGTTATATTATTTCATTTTTGAAGTATAATAACTTTTATGAGCAGTCTGGTAAGCGCAATATTAACCGTCCTAGTTTTATGTCCCCGCGACCAAAGTCGTTGGCGAAAGATATTAAACAAAAGGAAAAAGTTAAAATTCGTGATCAAAAAATTAAAAGTCAACGTGATAAGCGTTTAGCTGCCATATTGGAAGAACAATCTGGTATGGCGGAAAATGTAGATTTGTTTCTTCGTGAATTTACTATGTGTCAATCTTTGTATAAAATTATTATGTTAAGTGAGAATTTAGAAGCTGTTGCAAATGGAATTATTATGTTCATTCAAGGTCATTCTAACAAGAGTATCTATACTCGCTTTTCTAATCTTTTTGTTAAAGATACATTTCCATCAAATTATGATGTTTGTGGATTTGTTGATGGTTTATTTGAACAATCTGGTTCAACTGAAAATGAATGGATAGCTGATATGCGTGCTGTATTCAGTGATTGGAAGCGTTATCGTAATAGTAAAAACGTACATAATTTTCTACAATTAATTAATTATGTTGTTTCAGTTGGTCTTTGTGATAAGGCTAACTTGACATTTTCAATTAATGGTCTAAAATTATTTGCGCCTGTTGTTACTAAGAAACAATTATTAGCAACTGACTTATTTGATCTTATTGCTGAAACTAGTTTGGGTTTTTTTGAAGGTGGTTGGCGCGTTTATACTACCAAGAAAGTTTCAGCATTTTTCCAGGATGAAGATAGTTTTGGGGAGTTTGAAACAGTATATCATGATATAAAATCTATCCATGGTTTCTCATTAACTGGCAATTTGCGTAAGCATTGTAATATAGATGAAAATGAGTATGAGCTTAAATTGGATGCAGCAATTGTTTTAGGTACTAAGCTTTTGAAGAAATTTGGAAGTTCGATTACATTTGAGCGAAAGTTTGTCTCTGATAGATTAGAGCGTATTCATGATTATCGTAATGAATTCGTTCAAGTTCGTACAAGAGGTGGCTTGCGAGTTGCTCCATATGGTATTTCATTGTATGGAGATTCAGCTGTAGGAAAAAGTACATTGAATCAGTTAACTTATGAGGCCATTGGCAAGTATAACTCAATTAATGTTGAGCCTGATCGTGTTGCCACTTGGGCAGATAATGATAAGTTTGCATCAAATATTCGTGCTTCAACTAATGTTATTGTTTTTGATGATTTTGGAAATACTTCACCTAAGTTTATGGATTTTTCCCCCTGCTATCGTCTTATTCAGTGTGTTAACAACGCATTGTTTACAGCTCCGATGGCAGAAGTTAATCTTAAAGGTAAGGTAGGTTTACATCCTTGGATTGTCATGATTACAACAAATGTTGAGCATTTACTCGCAAATGTATATTCCGAGAAACCGGAATCGATCTTGCGTCGCTTTAGACACGTTAAGGTTGAAATTAAACCTGAATTTCTCACAAGTGGCAAATTAGATGAAGCCAAAGTATATAATACGTTTGGTTATACGAAAATTCCAGATATTTGGAAACTTGCTGTTAGAGAATGTAAAGTTGGTAGCATAGTTGCTCAGGGGTCTGATAAACGTCAGTATGGTTTAGTTCCTATTGTTTTTGAAGGCAAAGAACTAGTCGATATCAATGTTCACGAGTATCTACGCTGGGCACAGATTTCTTCAAAAGATTATTATGCACAGCAAAGAGAATTAGTTGAAACTATGCGGAAAGATACAGAAGAATTATGTCTAAAATGTGGTTTCTTTGGGTGTACTTGTAGTGATGCTTCAGTTGCATTGTACAAGAATCATCCCTGCGTAAAAACCATTGATGATAATTCTGAGTTAGAATTTTACGACTCTAGTGATGATGATTCTGTTTCAATGCCAGGTTTAATTGATGATGATGGAGGCATTCTTGAAGAACATAGTTACATGATAGTTGCACCTCTTCGTTTTTTATGGCGAGTTTGTTTGGCAATTACTTATTATTTTTTAAGTTACTGGTATACGCAGTTCTTTTATTTTATGGGAGTTGGTATACAGTATTGTAGAACAACTGGTCGTACTCCGAATATAAATTTGTATGCTCATATGGCCAACCAAAGTGTTATGCATCATATTATATTTTTGCATAACCTTTATTTACGTTGTGTAGGAATAGTTAGACAAGTTTATGCCGAATATACAACTGAAATTCTGTTGAATGCCCAGCACTTTTATAACACTCATTGGATTTTTGATTTTGTAGTATATTTGCCTGATAGTTATGTGAATTCTCATGTTTACATATTTGCTACCATGTATCATCGTCGGTTTTCTATATTAGAAAGACAGCGGATTTTGATTGGTACTGTTTTCCTAACATATATTAATGCAATAACTCATATATATCTGGGATCATGGTTTAAAGCTGTTGCTGTTTTCTTTTTGGCAAATTTATTTGTGGCTGTTGTAGTTGCGTGTGAAAGGTTAATGATTGAACGAGAGTTGTTGAGACGTCGTTCTGTTGTTCCAACGTATGTGCAATGGATGAGAAATCACTATTTGCTTACTATTTCTGGTTTATTAGTGACAACTTATACAATTTTACGTATGTGGAGAGAATCACGTAAGCTATTTACACAAGGCAATCTTATACCTCGTTCAATGGCTGATATAAAAGAACGTGATGCTGAAGAAAATCCCTGGGCTGAATTAGCTATATCTCCTTTGCCACTTAGTACAGCTTCAAAAACTACAAAGAGTGATGATTTGATTAATGTTTGCTTTCGTAGCACGGTTTTGGTCGAGAGCTCTAAATTCGTGACAAGAGGTTTTATTTTAACTTCAAATGTTTTAGTTGTTCCTTATCATTACTTTGTTAAACATAGAGAGGCTGGATTTGAGGGAGATATAACAGTTAAGTGTTTTCGTATGGCTAGGGATAAGGTTGGACCAAATTTTAGAGAGGTCTTATCTGAGACATATAGCTATCGCATACCAAATACTGACTTTATGGTATTTTATAGTCCCAGTTCGGGTTCTTCTGCCAATGTTATTAAGTTTTTGCCTACTGATGTTCCTGGGACAAGTGACGCTCGGTTTTTACATAAGAATATAGACGGGGAGGACTCCGTTTCTAATATTCTTTTTACCAGTCAGATTGTTAAACACAGAAGTCTTGATTTTCAAGGAGGTCAATACAAGCTTCCTTTTGAATCATATAATGGATTGTGTATGTCGCCTATTGTTTCCCACGGACATGGAACCTGTATTTTAGGTTTCCATTTGGCAGGTAAGGGCAAAATAGGTGGTGCAGGAATCATCACCCAGGATCAAGCCACGTTGGCAATAAAATATTTGGATTCTTTGGATGGTTGTATTATCGCAAATGGTAGCGGTGATTTTCCTAGAGAACAATATGGTTTTCAAGTATTGACTGGTCAAGATGTACATAGAAAGAGTGCTGCTCGATTTGTTTCTCCTGGTAATTCATTGGAGGTTTATGGTACTGTTACTGGTGCTGCTTCCCCTTCTTCTAATGTTGTTGACACTATTATAAGTGAAGCAGTTACAGAAGTTACAGGGGTACCACAGCAGTGGGGGCCTCCGAAAATGTTTGGAAGAGGCGTGTATCCTTTTCAGGCAGCTTTGGAAACTCTTGCACATCCATCTTTGAGTTTAGGGTCCTTTATCCGTCCAGCCGTCGTATGTTATAGAAGTGCTTTTTATTCTATAAAAATGCGAATTCCTGATCTATTTGTTGAAGCAAAACCATTATCAGATGTTGAAACAGTTAGTGGCATCGATGGTAGACGGTTTATAGATGCAATGAATATGAAATCTTCACCGGGATGGCCATTTACAGGTCGTAAGGATAAATGGATAGTAGATTTAAATCCTGATGATTATCCTCATATTAGTAGGCCAAGAACATTTATTCCTAAGATATGGAATGAAGTTGAACGATGTTGTGATATAATGCGCCGAGGTGAGAGACCATATTTTATTTGGAAAGCATGTCTTAAAGATGAACCTACTAAGTTAACCAAAACTAAAGTTCGTGTTTTCCAGAGTGCCCCTATAGCTTTGCAATTAATTATTAGAAAGTATTTTCTTCCCATAGTGCGTATTATACAAATGAATCCTTTAGAGTCTGAGTGTCTTGTAGGCGCAAACGCAGAAGGACCGGAATGGGAGCAATTAAATAATTTTATGGTTTCAAAGGGACCTAATATATTGGCTGGTGATTATAGCAAGTACGATCAAAGAATGCCTGCCCAATTAGTAATAGCTGCATTTGATGTACTTATTTGGATAGCTCGAGATTTATGCGATTATCCACATGATGCAATTGTTATTATGCGAGGTATAGTGGGAGAAGTTGCTTTTCCATTGATGTCTTATAATGGTGATTTGTTGCAATTATTTGGTTCTAATCCATCTGGTCAAAATTTGACTGTTGTAATTAATTCTATTGCTAATGTTTTGTTAATGCGTTCATGCTATTACACAATTTATCCACAAGACGCGAGTGAGTGTTTATTTAGGAATTATTGTGCGATGGCAACGTATGGAGATGACGTTAAGGGATCGGTTTCACCAGAGCGTTCTGATTTCAATCATTTGTCATACGCTGCGTTTTTGGCTGACTTTGATATAGTTTTTACAATGCCAGATAAGGAGTCATTAGCTACACGCTATATGAACGCTGAAGAAGCTGATTTCCTTAAGCGTACCAACCGCTATCATGAGGATTTAAAAATTAATGTTGGTATTTTGAGTGAACAATCTATATTTAAACGATTGCATAGTCATTTGCTTTCAAAAGATTTATCTCTTGAGATGCAATCGGCAGCAAATATAGATTCTTCCTTACATGATTGGTTTTATTATGGACGTGAAACATTTGAGTATAGAAGGTCTCAATTGTTAGCGATTGCCCACAAAGCCAATATTGTTCATTTATGTAGGGGCTTTGATGTAACTTATGATCAAAGAGTTGCTAAATGGAATCAAAAATATCGTGGTGTTTCTTCTGATAATAATGATATTTCATCATTGTCTTTTGAATCACCAATAGATTTTGGTTATGATTTAGAAGGATTGGGTAGTATGCCCAATGAATTCTATGTTTGTGACTTTGATCAAGAGTTAGGGAGACTCTAAAATCCCGCCCCGCAACACCGTGGGGCTTATGTTGAAGAGTGTCGTATGTATATGGTTACCGTATATGTTTTATGATTTGTATATTTAAATATTATTATATAGGCTTTGCATATGTAAGCAATCGTAATGGTTACTCCTTTTTAGGAGAGAGTTTCGCTAACTCACGTAAATATTCACTTTTGTAGCTTTAAGTCGGGCTATAGATTGTACATAGTGACTTACTAATCAATTAAATATAAAAGATAGCTCGATCTTAAACGAGCAAGCTGGTATAAAAATTACCAAAAATCAACCCCACCAGAATGTTACATTTATGGATGGGGATGACCCGTATACTACGGGTTATACAACTGCTGCTGATGCTAC